TACCGCTCCTTCATTCAATGGAGGAAAAGCAAGAAGCGACCGTCGCGGTACCACCTATACGGCTACCGCCGATTCCAATTACTCTGCGATCTTCCTGGAAACTCCCATCGATATGGAAGTCATAGGCGGATTAAAACCGGCCCCAACGCCTCCAATCGAATAATATGATCAGACAAGAACAACTCAGCCAATGGTTAGGAGACCGCCAGCGCAAATATGCTGACGGTCTGGTTCTTTTCGGGATTCTTGCTAAAGAGTCTATGAAAAAGAAATACGCAGCTTACCTAGATACAGCTCCGGAAAGTCCACATATTTTTGACCCGCATTTCACCCAGCTTGTCAATTGCCTGTCGAAAATTGACAAGGAAATCAAATATTCTCCTTCACTATATCCTGCCGCTCTTGAGGAAATTGCCGTGGTTAGGACCATAAACGAGAGTGAACGGAAAAAAGTAATCGAAGAAAAACAAGCAAATATCACTTCGCTTGAAATATTAGTCAATGAATTGCAGTCCCGTATTGATGATCTGGAAAATGACAGCGAAAGCCATACCGAAGAACTGGCATCCCTTCAGGAGCAATTTGACGAAAAAATGTCTGAACTATCCGCCTTACGAAACGAATGCGAAACACTGAACACTCCGGGTGTCAAGATTATCACGGAAGAATCACTCAGTCCTTCTATCCGGAAAGCTTACGCACGTATCAAAGAAATAGCACCTTTATATGCAAGTTTGCATAATGATGTGGCCAACCAAGACATACCACCAGAAGAACGACAACCGATAGCCGAAGAACTGTGCAAGCTCGATGATGAACGTCGCAAACTCTGGAAACAGATCGATACCTGGGCGGAAGGGAAAGGTGAACTGCAACTTGAAGAAAAGCGGCCAATACTAAGTGAAAACAGTATTGTACGCGGTTTTGAAATTGCCCGCCAAATCAAGCGTTTGAAAAATAATATAGCCAACAGCAAAGCCGCTTCAGAACGAGCCAGGCAGGACAACAAACAGACTGTCATGCAGAATGCATTGGACCGCATTGAGAAGTATGAGACGGAACTTGCCATACTGGAAGCAGAGATAACAGCAACACAAGGTGAAAAGAGTGCAGGATAACTTTCCACTTGCATTGTGCCCCGGTTCTATCGAGCCATTCATGCACAAAGGAGAATGGGCAATACATGAAGTGTTGCCCTCTCTTTTATCGGATATAGGCCCGGCACACGTAAAAATAGCAACATTCAGTATCTCGGAAGACAGTCTGCGTCCACTTTTCTTCCTTTCAGACGAAAAGAAAATCGAAAGCCTTACTCTTTTGCTGGATACGACCGTAAAACGTCATAAGCTTGATCTATTACTGTTTGCTTCAAATATTAGTCCGAGAATCCGGATTGATTCCTGCCATGCCAAACTATTGCTAGTCGAAAACGAACAATATAAATTTGGAATTGCAGGATCTGCTAACCTTAATCAAAACCACCGATGGGAAAACGGCTTTTATTTCACTTCCGGAAAGCATTTCGAGTATTTCTCAAATATGTTTAATCAAGCGTATGAAGACGCTATCCACTATGAAAGTTTAGAATAATGACTCTGTCCGAAGAAATATTAAAGCAAATAAAAGATATGTCTGCAGCACTTTTACCTCCGGCAGAAATCGCAATACTGCTAGATATCCCGACTGATCAACGTGACTACTTCTGTGATATATGTAAAAATCATTGCAGTTCACCTATATATACCTCCTATCATCAGGGGAGACTTCAGACCAAGCTCAATCTCCGGAAAACAGTTATCAAACTGGCCGTTGCTGGCAGTCCTGCCGCCGAACCTCTTGCTGATAAATACATGAAAGAACAAAGCATCAATGAATAATGCCAAAGAAAGATCCTACATACGAGAGAATCGAACGAGCTTTATACAAAGATAAGGACGAATCGACAACCATCCTTTCCCCCAGGGAAATGGAAATCAAAAAACGTATGATGTTATGTGTCAGTAAAAAAATGGAAGAACCACTTATTCCGGACACTGAGTTGGTAAACTTCCTAATACACGGTTGTGGAGGAAATGCAGAACCGATTTCCAAATCACAAGCCTACCGGGATATCGGTATGATCAACCGGTTAGTCGGAAATATCCAACTAGCTGCAACATCCTGGTACCGGTATATGATTGTAGAAGGTGGTAAGAGGGCTTTTAATATGGCAATGGACAAAGAAGATGCAAAAGGAGCTGCTGCCGCATTGGATAAAATAGGCAAATATACACGTGCAGATAAAGATGATAATAAATTCGATTATTCACAAATGATTCCTCCGTCATTCGAACCTTCGGACGACGTCACCCTCCTGGAAGGACTTGAAGAGATTGAAAACCTTGAAGAAAAACGGGAAGAGCTGCGCACCTTGTTTAAAGGAATGCTAAGTAAAAGAGCAGTAGACATCAAACCTATTACAGAGGAGGAGAAAGAATGAATCCGCAGAACTCTCCTACCCTCTCCGCATATGAACTCCGCAGAAAACGAGATGAGGTTGTAGACAAGTTCTTCAATAAGATGCAACGCCATGCCATGTCTATCAATGCACATGATGAATATATAGTTGCCTCACGTGGTACCGGAAAATCCGAAGGGATTGACGCACGCATCATTCTCCGCAACGTATGGGAAATGCCGGGTTCTTTAGGCGGCCTAATCTCTCCGAGTTACGCCAAGGCATGGGGAAACACATTACCGGCAATCTGCAAAGCACTTGCTGAGTGGGGATATATACAAGGAATACATTATGTCGTTGGCCACAAAGCTCCAGAAAGCATGGGATTCGCCAAACCGGTACGCCCGGTATTAGGCGATGGCTGGAGCAATGCATTTCATTTTTGGAATGGTACCGTCATGGTAATTCTCTCCTTCAATCAAGGAATGTCCGCAAACTCTATGTCACTCGACTGGGTGATAGGTCCCGAAGCTAAGTTTCTCAATTATGAGAAAATTAAAAGTGAAGTAGATCCCGCCAATCGTGGTAATCGGCAATATTTCGGCGACTGTCCTCATCACCACAGCGTAAGTTACTCAACAGATATGCCGACTGCTTCTATGGGAAAATGGATTCTCGATAAGATAGACGAGATGTCGCCTGCACATATCAATCTAATCAGAACATTGTATCTCAAGCTACAAGAATACAAACGAAAGCCACTCACTGACCATGTAATGCGCATGATCAAAGAATATCAACGCGATTTAGACCTTGCACGGAGATATCAACCTCCTATCAAACCTCTCCCGGGAAAAACAAAGGAATATACCGTCTTCTACGGTGAATATGATGTGTTCGACAATCTGGAAGTACTCGGTGAAGACTTCATTTGGCAGATGTACCGGAACTCGCCTCCTTTGATCTGGCGTACTGCTTTTATGAACGAGCGTTTATTCCGGATTGAAAATTGCTTTTATTCGGCTCTGGATGATGATATTCACTTCTACACACCTGGCGATAACGGACGTCTCCGGGATTTAGGCAGTAACTGGAGCAAACTAACGACATGTGGTTGTCTGGGCGACGGTGACCTCAATTTTTCAAAGGAGCTTCATCTGGCCTTTGACTCCAATGCATCCATATCCACCGCAGTCATCGGACAGCTGGATGATCACACGATGCGCGTACTCAAGTCATTTTACGTCAAAACTCCCGGAAAATTGCAAGACCTAGTCAAAATGATAGCCGACTATTACCGTCCGAAGCTTAATCGAGATGTAGTCATCTACTATGACCATACCTTTACATGGGAATCCGGATCTTCTACTGAAACCTATGCAGACATCATCGAACGTGTATTCAAAGAAAACGGATATCATGTCACAATGGTATATGTCGGACAAGCTCCGAAACACGAATGGAAGCATTTAAACATTGACTTAACCTTAAAAGGAGATCCGCAATTTCTTTGGATACAAATAAACCTTCATCAAAACGAATTCCTGAAAATAGCAATGGAACAAACTGGGGTCAAACAGGGAAAAAACGGATTTGAAAAGGATAAAACACCTGAAGGAACACCCGACACACCTGATAATCCGGACGAATATAAAACGCACATCACAGATGCATTTGACACACTATGGCTAGGAATGAATTTCTATTTCACTCTGCCGGGTACACGTGCCGGAGGAATCTTCTTTCTGAATAATAAATAAATAATATACCAATAGCATTCACGCCTCTTCGTGATTCAAGGAACGAAAATCAAATAAATAATACCTATTTTGGGTCCCATTCCGTTTTGCGAGCGTGCGAGCAAAACGGAATGGGTGCCCCTGCACCCTTCCCTTTATAAACGACCTTCATCAGAATAGCTATAATAGCTATGATTACAGATAACCAAATGGTCATCCAAATGTATCTCCATTACTTCAGATGCTTTTTTTATTTTATCCGTCAACCTATTATCTATCATACTCGGCTGTTTATTTCCGCTCGGGTGATTATGCACAACTATTATTCTCGTCGCATTATTCAATACAGCCTGTTTCAATAATAATCTTACATCTACATATGTTCCATCAATACCGCCACTTGACAACCTTATCTTCTTGATAACTTTAGACCCTTGATTCAGTAACAGTACCCAAAATTCTTCTATCTCCAGTTCACCAATCAGAGGGCACATTATCTTATAAACGTCTTCACTGGATTTCACTACCTGTTTTTCAAATTTACGTTCCTGCATTCTCTTATACAGTTCCACTGCTGCCAACGCCACTCTTTTTCTTCCTGGCGTTAATCCCTCAAACAACATTTCTACGGACAAATCTTCATTGTGACTTAATGCTTCCACGAACTGGGAAACAGCTTGCTCGCTATTCGTTATATTATATATTAGCTCATTATCACTTAGATGTCTGCTCTCTCCTACTATATCAAATAAATTATTCATATTCTTATATCATTAAAGTTCTACCTAAAAAATATCCTCCCAAAACCTCTGCGCCCATATTTTCAAGTGTGCATGAAAAACGTGCATAGCTCGTTCCTTGTGTCAAGATATCATCGAATACAAGTACCTTCTTGTCCTTAAAAAAAGATTCATCAAAATTGATAACTTCTACTTCCTGTAACGCCTTGGCTCCTTTGTATTCATGAATAGCCAACCGTTTTCCTTCTACTGTTATCGCTTGGTAAGCATTCTTACAGCCTGTCAGCCTTGCCACTTCTTCCGCAAAGTTCTTGTAACGTGATTCATTCTTATCTGAAGAACTGGCAGGAATACAGGTAAACGTTATATTCTCACATTCCGCCCCGAACTGTTCCCGTATCTTCTTTGCAATCAATTCTGCCACCGCTAAACTACGTTTCCCATCTTTAAAATCCCAAATCATTTTCCGTACTTTCCATTCTCTTTCATTCGCTTCATACTTGACGGGCAAATAATCAAAAAAGCAATACATAAACTTTGACCACTGTCTTTTCCAACTTTCCGGTACGTTTCTTGTTTTCATAATTATACTATTATACTGTGTTTATTGTTAATTTATTCTTGAACTTGAAGTCCGGAGGGTGTAAGCCTTTATCCTCTTTCTCCCTACCTGGAGCTTTTTTTTATTCCGTCGCTTTCGCTCGGGGTATGTTTCGCCTTTATGCCGCCCTAGAAGGTGTTTCTTGCAACGACGCCAAGCTTTTATCTTCAAATACAACCCGCAGGCGTGGAGATTTTAAGATAAACTAGACGGCTTGAGCTTTGCATAGGAAAAGAAACATTTACCTTCGCGGAATAAAGTCGGAAAACATACCTCGAAAGAGACATACCTATGAAGTGGCGACAGGCAGAAAAAGGAGAAAGAGACAACAAAACAGAAATACCACTCTGCCCCACCAAAAAGGATGAGAAAAGGGCGTATTCCCGGAAAACGGTTCGGAATGATTAAATTGTTTTAGTTTGCGACAAAAAACAAATAAAGCTTTCCGAACCGTTTTCCGGCATTTTTTTTAATCTCATGTAATTCCCATAACAAAAAATGCAAGAAGCTGGCGTCCAACCAATAAAGGGTTCTCAAGGGGAAAAATTTCCCCTTTATCGGTCAAAAGACCACGCACCGCCCTGAAAAGAAATTTCGACCTAAAGTTTTTCAATTTCCCTTATATGCAGCACCTGTCCCCTCAAAAATCATCACGCTCGTGATACTTGTTTTTCTGCCGTAGGCGTGTCCTTTATGACCTACCAGGTAGCTGATACCTTTGCATAAAAAGAAGGTCATGAACGATATCATTACACAGAATCTACTCACATTCATACTCGGTGGTGGTCTCCTGTCATTCATCACTGGGGTGATTACACTCAAGTACACAAAAAAACAAGCGGAAGCCAAAGCTCTCAGCTCCGTACAAGATGTATATCAGGAACTAATCGCTGACTTGAGAGCCGACAAAGAAGCTATGAAGAAAGAGAGAATAGAAAGCGAAACAAAGTGGGCTACCCGTATAGAAAAGCTAGAAAACAATCAAATAGATCAGGATAAAAAGATAGCGGATAACGAAAACGAAATAGCCGACCTGAAACGATTCAAATGTATAAACCTATTGTGTAACAACCGAAAACAATGAAACATCATGTACACACCCTCATTCTTCTTGCTAGCCTCACTATCACTTGGCTATTGTGTAGTTGCCGTACTACTTATCAAAAAGATCGTAGCGCTCAAGAGCAAAGTAATCTTTCTATCTCAGATTCAACTCTGTACGATAGAACCGGAGATATCTACTCCCGATTCAACTTCAATAAGGAAGAAGCCGATAAAGGTTGGAAGATCAAAGTCAACTTCGACACATCGAAAGCTACAAATCCGGCTACCGGCCTACCCCCGATATCGGATATCGAGATTGAGGGGAGCGAGAAGAATATCAAAACCCTGCTACAAGAAAATGACACTGTACACATATCTGAGAAGCAAAAGACGAAAACTGATATCACGTTTCAGCAAGACAGCAAATTAGAGTCTCACCGAGACGCCGGTAATTCCGTCGCAACCGGAATAGACAACGGCATCAAATACGGACTAATCATCGGGATTCCAATAGTATTTATCATCTTAATCTTTATCAATCATGCTAAAAGACAAAAGAATACATCAAAGTAAGATCTGGCAGATAATGGAACGCAGAAAAGACGGAAAGCCTCTTGAATTCTCTATCCAATTCTGCAAAAAAAGCAATGGCGAATTGGTTACTTACGATCGAGCAGTATTAACTTCATTCCATAGCAGCGGAAGCACAATCAATGTATTACCCTGTGGAGAAGTTACCCCCAAAAAGATTCGCCGGTGCCTTGTCACCAAATTCAATAATTTCAAAGTATATTTCTAATGAAACAGCAAAAACTGCAACAGGCACCAGCTAACCTTATTCTGGAAGGATATGATACCTATGCCGTCTTAAAAGGTGGCAATAATGTTATCAAATTCAGTGATAACACCGATATCACCACTGACAAAAACACATCCGCTATTGAAGTTACTCCCAAAGGAAAAGCGGCTCCAATTAAATTTATGCAACGTGGACGAAATAATAATATGCCTTACGACATTATGAAAAAAATAGGGATTAATGTTACCGTAGGAAGCAACATTGAATTCAAGAACAAAGTCGTATTCGGAGACAGCATACTCGTATATCGCAAGTATCGCGATAAGGCTACAAAGAAAATAATAAAAGAAGAAGTCCTCCCGGAGGAACAGCCGGAAATCTTTGAATTCCTCGAAAACAACAACTTCAATTTTATACGTATGGAGTTAGCCAATGACCTTGTTATATTCTATGACGGCTATCTGGAGTATATATTTAACAATGATGATAAATCTCCCCGTATCGTGCAAATCAAAGCAAAAGAGTCTACCTGTTCCCGAATAAGTGAGATTGACGAGAAGACCGGGAAAAGCGAGTGGCACGGTTACTCAGCCGAATGGCATAAAGGAACACCGGAAGATCTTGTCGCCACTCCCCTGCTCGACAGGCAATCTCCATTGCTCGATTTAAAAATAAGAATCGGGCTTGCGCCTAACAACAACGGAAAAACAATAGTAGGCAAAGATCGTAGGTTCATCCACAATCTTCGTATCTCCACTCCAGGACGTTTTTATTACAGCCATCCGTATTGGTGGAGCGTTTTTGCGTCCGGCTGGTATGATTTCTCCAGTGCAATCCCTGTTTTCAAAAAATCACTGATCAAGAATCAAATGGCACTCAGATACATTATCTATATCCAAGAAACCTTTTGGGAGAAGCTATACGCATCAGAAAAGATTGTCAAAGATGATGAAAAGGCAATCCGCAGAGGTAAATTCCTTCAAGACATGAACGACTTCTTAGCCGGCGAAGAAAATGCCGGCAAAGGTTTTATATCCCACTTTCGCTATGACCGTATAAAAGGATTTGAAGATAAAGATATCATTATCACCCCTCTCGAATCATTCTTCAAAGGTGGAGAATACATCGAAGACAGTGAAGAAGTCAGTAACATGATGTGTTACGGAATGGGGGTACACCCCAGCATTATCGGCGCAGCTCCGGGAAAGGGAAAAAGTATCAATGGTACCGAAGCCCGCGAGCTATTCACTATTGAACAGGCACTAATGAAAATGTATCAAGATCTAACTCTGGAACCTCTATACTTTGTCAAGGCTATAAACCAGTGGCCTAAAGACATCTATTTTGCCGTAACTAACTGCCAGTTGACCACACTTGACAAAGGTACGGGAGCAACTAAGAACACAGGTTTAACCCCGGAAACTGAACAAAAATGAATATACTCATCCCCGACATCGAAACTTTTAAAAAGGTAGTCAAAATAAACGCCTCGCTGCCTTATGAGTCTATCGAACCATATATCGAAGACGCATTGGATATCTACATAGAGCCATACATCGGAAAGTCCGTCATCAAAAAAGCAAAAGAATGCCCAGAATCTGAATTATGCGACAGATTACTACGTGCACTCGGCCCATTGACCCTAATGCTTGCTACTGACGAATTAGGTGTCATGTTTGGAGACAGCGGCATCACAGTAAGTAATGTACAAGGGCAACGTTCTCCTGCCAGTGACACAAAAATTGCAGCAGCCAAAGTAAACCTATGCTTCCGGGGAATGCAAGCTCTCGACCGGTTGATATCCTACCTGGAAGAAAACAAGGCGGATTATTCTGACTATGTCGCTGACACTATTTCCCGCTTTTGTTTTATCCGTAATGCGACGGATTTTCAAGATATCGGCATGGTAAATATAGACTACTCCATATTATCTTATCGCATCATGTTCCCTACCATTCGCCAGCTTCAGGAACATAACGTCCGGGAAATGATATCGGACAAAGTATATGAAGCAATGAAAGAAGCATTCTCTAAAAGTAAGGAAACACCCAAACAGAAGATACTTATTGAATATATTATCCGTTATCTTGCCAATAAAACAGCCGAGTTGTACACCTCACAGAAAACAACCGAGCAACGTATATCCGGTAGAAAGATCGAATACTCCCCCACTATCCGACCGATTTATCAAGATCCGTCCGCAAACGGTAACTTCTTCGCCGATCAGGCAACATACTACGCCGGCAAGATACGCTCCTACCTGACAGAAAACGGGACGGAACTTGGAATTGAAACAATATCTCAAGCTATGAACTTCAATTCCAAAGACAAAAAGCTATTTACCTCAATATCATAATATCATGCATACAATACAAATCAATGACGATATTTACAAGATACCGGGAAACTGGGACGAACTAACCCCCAAGCAGCTTCTTTATCTAGTAGCACTTACCCAATCAAATGTACCGGTAGAGCAAGTTAAAGTCTACATGATGCTTTATTGTCTAAAAGCGCACGTATGCCGGCACAAAAAAATATTCAAGGAATATGTCCGTATAAAAATCGGGCAGGAAAGTGAAACTGTCCGTTTCCAGATTCGCAGCCGTCAATACTTTCTCCTTCCGGAAGAAATCAGCCTGCTTGCTGATCAGTTCAACTTTCTGATTCGTAAAGTAGAGAACCGCCTCAATACCTCATTGAAACAATACCTTATTAACCCTGAACTGACAACCAATCCTTATCCAACCCTCCGTTGCCGCTTAAGAAAATTCACCGGCCCGGAAGACCAATTATTCGATATCACCTTTGCACAATTCATGTATCTGCAAACATACCTGGACGCCATGCAATCAGATCCTAAAAAGATCAATCACCTGTTAGCTTGTCTGTGGCATCGTGGAAAAGAGTTCGATATCAATTGTCTGGATAAAGATGCAGCCATTCTGCAACATCTCCCTGAAGATAAAAAAATAACTATGTACTGGTACATTCTAGGAAGTCTCTCCTGCATGGCCGAAGCTTATCCACGAATATTCTCCGGAGAAGGAAAAAGTAACGGTCGTGTATTTGATTCGCAGCTCCGACTACTTGACTCCCTTGCACAATCAGACATGACCAAAAAGCCGGAAATCAGAAAAGGTCTTTTTCTTGATGCCTTGTACGCAATGGACGAATCGATCAGACGTAAAGAGGAAACCGAAGAAAGTCTAAGAAACAGATAAAAGTTTGTTAGTAGCAAACAAATAAACAACAAAAAGTTTGTTAGTAGCAAACTTTTCTATATATTTGCAGTGTCAAACAAACGCGGGTGACGTCCGCATAAGTTCTTTTATATTATGGAACAATTGTTCGAGGCTATCCTAAAGATAGCAGATGCGAATCCTGACGGATTCACGGTTGACCTCACAACCTTAAAAAAGGTCACAAAAGGTATTTCAGTCGCCTATCTTGAAACCCAAGACTGTTTCGGAGAAGAAGGATTGAAAAGAGTTCTTAATCATGCTTTGATGCACGAAAAGAAAGTCGGTGGATGGCTTAACGAAGAAAACAATCAGTTTTATTTCGACTCCATCAGGATTTTCACTAATCTCGAAGAAGCCAAGCAATTCGGACGTGAAAATGGGCAGATCGCTATTTTCGACATTGGGCAAATGAGACTCATCAAATTGTGATCCGGAGGGGCGAAAGCCCCTCCATTACAAAGTATATTGTATTATTAAATACCCGATTGTCAAAACGTAAATTGATGAATTATGAAGAATCTTGAATTACTACCTCTCCCTGCCGAGAGTAAAAAGCGAATAGATGAATTTGCAAGGCAGTATCAGCGCATGGGGCACATCTCCATTGAAGTTGTCTCCTATAATGAAGGCCGGTTAATTGTTCGAGCAGAACAAAAAGATCTGGTAAATGACAAGTTCCTTAGTAAAAAAGAACTGACTGAACGTATCCGTGAAATGTTTAAAGGAGAAATCCCGGACAACTGGAAGCTGACCGTATCTGCCGTAAACTTCGACCGTAAAGACATCGACGGTATTACCGTTGATTGGATAAAAAGACGAATGGAACGCCTGGGATTAAAAAGTAAGCACCTGAGCAACTATACAGGTATTGACAAATGCACCGTATCCTCACTTCTGTCCGGTGACAAAGAGCTGACCAAATGGCACAAGGTAGCGCTATATTACTTTTTTAAATATTACGAAGTAGCCAACTTCTAACTTTCATTTGTAAGCGGAGCAAAAAACTCCGCTTACTTTTTGCCGAATCTGAAAAAGATTGTACTTTAGCACCTGCCCAATATCGTTATTAAAACATGAATCCCTTGCCATAGTGTAACCAGATATCTGGTTCCGGTTAATAACACCGGTGGGCACACTATAGTGAGGGATTCGCCATATTTAATCATGAGTAAAGGAACACCTAGTAGACCGATCAAACCTCAAATCAGACCGGGCAGTGGAGTTCAAACCAATGGTGCACCAAAGCCCAAACAGAAGTAGAATGCTCCGCAATCAGTATACAGACTATTATACAGATCGTAAAAAAGCATATCTTCAAACAACGGCCATACCAAATAGTCCTTATCCTAATATCTTCCAGGTTAAGGGCTATTTTGTTTTCAATAGCCTCTAAATGATCAGCTACAATATTCACATATCGCTTATTGCCTTTTATTTTGCAAGAACGATAATAGTTCATGAAAATATCAATATCGAGTTCTGAAGGCTTTTTACCAGACAACCAAATAGTATGAATACATATAATTTTCAATATCAAAATACCCAAAACCACAACAGAAGCCAATATACCAATGATAGATATTAACACAAGACTTATATTTCCTTCTTGCATATTTAATATCCACCCGAATCCAGTCAACACAGTAATAATACCTGTTAATAGAATATATGATCTATCAGTTATCCTATTAGATACATCTACTATACCCTCTAACTGTCTTTCCGCTTCGTTTAAATAGAAATCAACCGTATTTTTATCAAGTTCATTTCGCGACTGTTCTGATATAATACACTTTTGCTCCATAGTCATTTATTTTTGAGCTAAAATACATTATTCTATTGGCATTACAAATATATTACCACTATCTTTGTTCCGTAACAAATTAAAACCACACAAATGAAAAAAATCATCTTACTATTCGTGGGCATAATTGCCTTAGTATGCAGTACTTCTGCTCAAAATTCGGATCTACAAAAGTGGACATCAGGAGCAAACAAAACTATTGTTAGTGAGTCAAAGCCTAACGCAAGTACACCAACTAAAAAAGAAAGTGATATTCCCCAGCGAACTTCATTTTTCGGTGTAGGGTTTGGATACACAAGTGAAGGATATATCCCCGTCAGCATCCACTATACCCATAAAAAAATATATTATGGTCTCAGCATAGCTATCCCCGCCCAAAAAGGAACAAAAGGAGAAGATTATAATGCTGGAGTCAATTGGGATGAAATGTCAGAAGACGTTAAAGAAGAAGGTACTTATTACACCCCTGTCACTTTTGATATGGGATATGACTTTAAAAACTTTACATTAGGTGCTGGTGTCGGAATTGCAGTAGGAACTAAATACCGGAATTGCTTTGATGAATTTCATATATTAGGAGATAATGGGAACTACTATAAAACCACATCCAATGGAACTACCGGAGAATTTAAAGTGTTTGCCAAATACCGCTTCCCAACTAAAAATCCATATCCGATTTGTCGATTTTACATTTCTGCCCAGTACTCAATCAGAACAGGAATAGGAGCAACTATCGGAATTGATATTTAGCATCAAATAAAGCTAAGTTCTTTTGGCACTCTCAAATATTATCCTCATATTTGTATCGCCAAATAACTCGTAGTTTTAAACTACTAAACCGATGAGTATCTAGCGGAGATGCTCAATATACGAAATTGGGCTTTTTTTATGTCCATCAGTTTGCTTTTGATATTCATGTCTTCAGCAAATTTATATACGAAATAGTAGAAGTTTATTTATTAAACCAATACGGCTGTCTTTTCCTGTCATATATATACTCCTCGGGGTTTATACTATGAGTTGTTTGGCGACACGGGATTTAGACAGCCGTTCTTGCATCCTAAAGGATGCAAGAGAACTTGTCTATAATGCCAAACAACTCATAGTATATGCAACAATTAACCCAGGGCACGAACTACGTGCCCTCATTCCGCACAGGAACAGATGTAAACACGCTCCAAGAGCGTTACTTCCGTGAACTGAAAAAAGACTGCGCTATCAACTCCGCATCAGACGCCTATTACGTCTCTGCTATCGCCTGTTTTTGTTTGACCTTCATCTTTCCCCCAGCAGTGATCGGTGCTGCCCTTTGTGTCTATCGAGCAAAGAAGTGTCAGAAAGGAGGTAGAAAATGATGTTCTTCATCCACCATGTACAGACTTACAAGAATGTAAACCGCAAGGGGCAGGAAATGTGTGAGTTCGCCCAGGCATACGACCGAATTTTAGTACAAGATGAATGTGCTATGGATTCTCTAAAATGCGAATTTGAAGAAGTTGTCAAGGAACTGAATGACAAATACCCCCATCAAAAAGTTCTCAAGTTTAATGGGCATAATGGAGACTCTTCCGGCGGACAATGGAGTATAAAGTTAGGTGATGATGACAGCAATCCTGTATGTCATATCTCATACAGTAGAGTGCGCGGTCATTACTCATTCGGAGAAGGCTCTTTCCTATTGGAGCAGAAAGGAGATCAGCCATGATACCAGCCGAAATCAATGGGATCATCCTCACCGACGACTGTATTGAATCAATAAAGACTATCCAAGAGGGAGAACACTCATGGATGGAAAACATTTTGGAAAAAGCTATTGACCTGGCTCTTGATATTGATTCTCCGGACATCGATTCTGTCAATCGACTAACACTCATATCTGAAATCAGAATAATTAAAAAGCATATCCAAGCAATAAGTAATATTCAACCTCTAAAAAAATAACATTATGAATAGACATGAAGCTTTACAATTAATAAACAAGTTACTAGATCCGGAAGCAGCAATAGACGAAAAACAACGTGCAGCCGCACAACTTTCTGAATTAATTCGTATCTTGCTTCCCGAATCAGACGAAGAACAAAAATGATATTAACGATAGTAAGCATATCCGGAATAGTACTACTGTGCCTGGCCTTTTTTAAAGCCTCGCACTCTTTTCTAGCAAAAGCATTCTGGATTATATTAATGTTTCTTTTGCTAGGACTACTCCTACTCTTTTAGTCTCCGGTTTTGTCCTTTATAGCCCGCCCGCTGCGGGCTATTTTTGTCTCCATAACCTAAATATCATGCAGTTATGGAGTATGACCATTTCGCTTATGGCGAAGCACTGGCTTCGTCACTCAAAGACATCTCACACAGCCCACAGAAGAAAAGATTCTTCACAGCTTTCGGACTGGAGGACCTGACGGATCTTAACGACAGCCTGTCTTCTGTTGACGGAAACATTCTAATTGCTGTTGATGGTTGCGAATCCGACTCCGAAGACAATGGAGCGGACGCACTCAACGACAAACAAGTCTACTCATTCATCGTCGCCCAAAGTACGGTCTCCGGAAATCCGAACTCTATCAATCAGGCTGCAAAACAATGTAAATGTATATGCAAGCAGATTCGCAACAAACTGCTGAAGGAAGTCGAATATGTAGACCGAAATACACAGATTAATGGCATTGGACCTATCGGTGACAATTTCTATGGCACCGTATTGACTTTCTTTCTGAATGTTCCGGAAGACTATATCATTGACGAAAACTTCTTTCTATAATGGGACTTTATAAACGATTATCAGAAAACAGGAATGAAGTCAGACGGTACAATGCAGCCAGACGAAAAGCCGAGAAGTTCTCCTCATCGCCTTCTTCACGCCTCATTCAAATGGAGACGATTTCAGAAATAGAACGGTTCAACCTGGCTAAAGATGCAGATCGGTCAACTGCGTTTAATAAAGAAATAGAGCAATGGCAAGATTCCGTTTCCAAACAACTCAAAGCCTCTATTGCATCACGTAGTCTACGGATAGCTCGCGAGTTGCAGCCCAAAGCATATACAGACAGCTACGGGCTTATCAATCGTCTAGGTTTCTCTTTTCCCAGACATGGTGTCTACATCCACAAGGGAGCCGGGCATGGGCAAGGCGGTTTCTCCGGTAGCAAATGGAGTTATCTAAAACGAATCAATGGAATTGAAATAAATACAAGCATCATCCGCCATACAAATCCCGCCTCACTTGGTAAGCAGAATGAAGGGAACCGGCTCGCATATCATTGGTTCGATCCTGTTATAAAGAACCGGCTTCCGGAACTTGCTGATATCTGTATGCGCTATTTCGATACCATGATTATCGACGCGAGCAAAATATACATAGAAAAATAAAAACAGACCTTATGAACGACCTGAACCGTAGTATAAAAATATTCATCGACGGCACCGAAGCTTCTGCCGGAGTTAAGAAGATAGAAGATGCTATCACGCAATTAGAAAACAAAATATCTTCTCTCGATAAATCAGAATCCGGATATAGCAAGAAATCCAAGATCCTGCAAAAAGAACTGGAAAACAAGCACAAGACCCTAAACACTTACAAGCAAAAAGTCTCGGAGACTGACCGTGTCTTGAAGAATCTCTCCGGAGCAACCTATGACGAATTACTTGCTGTCAGTCAAAACGTCCGTAAAGAACTTCGTGCGGCCGTACCCGATACCGCACAATACAATGCAGCTCTGGAACAAAACAGACGGGTGACCGAAGCCGTATCCAGAGCACAAAAAAATATGCGCGTAGAAGTTGGATGTCAAGCCAGCCCAATAGGGAAAGCAGTGGAAATGTTCAATAAATACGCGGCTGTTGTCACCACCGTCATAGCGGCCGTAACCGGATTAACTCTGAAACTGAATCAACTTCGGGAGAAACGCAACGAACGCGAAGACGCTAAAGCCGATGTAGAAGCATTAACCGGCTTGTCGAAAGACAGCATCGACTGGCTGGAGCAACAAGCAGTCCGCCTCTCTACTCAAATGACAGATTCCGGAATCCGCATCAGGCAATCAGCAACAGAAATCCTTGACGCTTACAAGCTCGTCGGTTCTGCCAAACCGGAGTTATTATCGAACAAGGAAGCATTAGCGGAAGTAACCGAACAAACTCTTATTCTGGCTTCCGCCTCCGGAATGTCATTAAAAGATGCTGTTGACGCCGTTACTCTCTCACTCAATCAATATGGGGACGGTGCTGATCAGGCAGCCCGCTACGCTAATGTCATGGCCGCCGGTTCTAAATACGGTGCTGCCGCCGTTGAATCGGTAACTACCGCAGTCACCAAGTCAGGTGTCGCCGCTTCATCCGCCAACATCCCTATCGAGCAGTTAGTAGGCACTATCGAAACTTTAGCAGAAAAGGGTATCAAAGATGAAATTGCCGGTACCGGCTTAAAGAAATTCTTCCTGACCTTACAGACCGGAGCTGACGAGACCAATCCCAAAATAGTAGGTTTGGAAACCGCACTGGATAACTTGCAGAAAAAGCAACTATCAGCAGCCCAAATCAAAAAAATGTTTGGTGAAGAAGGATATAACGTTGCCTCTGTCCTGATCAACGAAACTGAAAAAGTGAAATACTATACTAAGGCTGTCACCGGTACCAGTGTCGCAATGGAACAAGCAGCCACCAAATCCGATACAGCGGCTGCCAAACTCGCTCAAGCCAAAAACAAAATGAATGAAATGGGAATGGAGCTAATGGAAAAGCTCAATCCTTCAATCATAAGCGTGGTAAACGGCACTGTAAACTGGAGCCGAAAGATTATTGACCTGATCGGATTCATGGTCAAACACTCAAGTACCATTATTACCCTGACTACTGCCATTACAACTTATTATCTTGCAGTAAAAGCAACCGAATTTTATGAGACAAAACTTAGAAATGCCAAACTACTCAACATTGCTACGGACAAAATAGCAGAAACCTGGAGTAAAATTCGTTTAGCTTCTACACTAGCTCTGTCTGCCGCTAAATTTGCATTATCCGGAAACATTAAAATGGCCACAACTGCAATGAGAGCCTTCAATACTGCAACCAAAGGTAATCTAATCGCACTAGTGGCTTCTGCTGTAATCGCAGCAGCTATGGCTTTCTACAAATTCTTTACACGAACATCAGAAGCGGAAGATGCTCTCAACTCTTTTCTTAAAGCATCTAATAAAGAACGAGACGAATTACGCAAGTTGACGGATGCTGCCGGGAAAGCCGGTGACGGCACTCAACGACGCAAGGAGTTGATAGAAGAAATAAATTCTAAATATGGTCAATATCTGACAAACCTGTTAGATGAGAATTCATCTCTAAAAGACATCAAGAAAGCCTATAATGAAATTAATACGGCAATGGAACAAAACATTGCAAAAAAAATACTGAACGAAAGATCCGAAAAAATATCCAGAGATAATATGGATAAAAAAATAGACCAGATGAAGGATGTAAAGGACATCTTGTTGGCAGATCTTCCCGCTTCTCAGGTTAACAAGATTAGCCAAGGTATAGATATAACCACAAAAAAACTCATTGAGCAAGGAGAGACAGCCGAATCTATTGCTAAATCTTTATACAATACTATACGTAGAGTATATTACGATAACGGACACCTTTCCACAAATTTAATAGGCGATATAGAAGATTATGCCAAAACAATAAAGAAAGAATATAAAGACATAAAAAAGATACAAGATGAATTTTCTCCCTATCTACCTTCAGAAAAAAGTAACCAACAGTCACAAAGTAATCAATTAGCGGAAGTGGTGGTTACAGCTAATAAACCCACCTCAAAAAATACTACTACTGATGATGAAAAAAAAAGCCAAGAGAAACTCAAAGAGCAACTTGAAATAGAAAAAAAATTATATACCCAAAAACAAGCCTTCTTAAAAGAGATGTACCTGGAAGGTGGCGATGAAACTCTGCAAACAGAAGAACAACTTCAAAAGGAAATGGAATGCATCCAAATGGAATACCTGGAACGTTCTCTGAAAGCAGCTGGCAGCAAATCTAAAGAAGGCATTGATTTTCAAAATCAAATTAATGATCTGAAGCTTAAAATGCAGAAAGAGCACATTCAAGAACAACTCAACGAAGAAAAAGCTCAATATGAACAACAGCAACAGGATTTAAAAATGTTGTATGCTTCCGGAAAAGATGATAACCTGAATTCCGAGGCTGCATACAATGATGCGATGGAACAACTCACTATCATGCATCTCGAACGAATGCTCTCCCTTACCGGTCTGAATGCCGAACAACGAAAGCAAGTAGAGAAACAACTACTTGATTTCAAGGTAAAATGCATGAAGGAAGAACAAGACGCCCACGCCAAAGCCAAAGATGCTGAACAAAAAAAGACTGAAGCCCAGACCCGAAAAGAGCAGCAACAATACCAAGACCGACTTCAAACATACAAGCAATATGGTTCCGAGCTAGGTTCTGCAATGGGCAATCTTATTTCCGGACAGGAAAACGCGATGCAAGGCTTTGCTGATACTATGATTGATATCGTGTTCGATATATTAGGAAAAATAGTTGAAGCAGAAATTGTAAAAGCAACAGCTACAGCAACCGGTGCTGTTGCCAGATCCACAGCGGAAGCCATGGCCATGCCTGACTCGGTAGCCACATTCGGTGCTTCCGGCGCAGCTCGTGCTGCTATCCTCTCCGGATTGATTATGGCAGCACTCGCAACCGCCAAAACAGCCTTAAAAGGATTAGTTGGCGGAAAACATTCATCAGATTCTTCCAGCGATTCAGGCTCCACCCCTACTGATGCCCCCAAGCGTGCAACTGTCAGTGTCTCCCAATGGGCATCCGGCCGGTATGATATTATCGGGGAAGATGACGGTAAAAGTTACCGGGATATTCCTTATATTGGAAACGCTCCTACCGGAATTGTACGGCGTACCTCTTTAATATCCGAAAATGGTGCAGAGTTAATCATTAATGCTGAAGACCTGGTACGTCTGCAAAAACACGTAAACTATCCACTAGTTTTATCAGCAATTGAAGATGCCCGTACCGGACACATTTCCCAAAGAGCTTCAGGTAACTACTCTATAATAGATAAGAACATTCCCGATAGCCAAGAAAAGACAAACACAGGCTATTCTTCTTCTGAATCTGAAAGACTGATCAAAGAAATTGGAATGTTAATCAACACACTCAAAAATCTTAAAGTATACGTCTCACTACGTGACATACGAAAGGCCCAAGAGCTAGACGAAAAGTCAAAGAAACCGTTCACACGTTCAACTAAATAGCAACTAATATGGCATTAAGAATTTCAAACGCATCCGGTACCTTCGATCTATCGAAAGACTTCAGCACGGAAATAGAAGACAGTTCGCCCATTTATAATGAGCGTGGTTCACAAAGTATTGCAGCAACAATACCGGGCACAAAAAACAACTTTCGTTTGAACGGACACATTCAACGAACGGATATCGACTCTGCACCTGTTGCAGATGAACGTGTCACGGTCGCAGACGGGGTGTATCATCGTATCGGGAAAATGAATATCGTCAATACATCAGAAGAAGGCATTACATTTAATGTAGGATTTGGCGAATCCGAATTGTATAGTATCTGGAATGCTGTGTCTTTGCAGTCCATCAAATTACCCGTTTATCAGCCCGAAGGAGGAGTACCTGAACTTATATCCTACATTTTTGAAAACAGACTTAATGATGATTCTCCATTTTGCCTGTTTCCTGTCGCTTTAACCTGCAACCGAAAAACAGAAAATAATACAGATACCGATTATATTGAAATAATTAATAATATTCAGAACGGCTATCTGTGGAAAGCTCGGACCGAAACCCTTATCATCAATGGTGAACCGGTAGAAGTATCTCTGCCTGAAGGATACGGTATCGTACCATTTATGAAAGTTAGGAATATCCTTGAAGCCATATTTTCAACATACGGATATACGGTTGTTGAAAACCCATTCGCCAGTCATCATCAACTGCAACAGCTAGTCGTACTCAACAACGCGGCAGATTGTTGTGTAAAAGGTGTATTAAAATGTGCCAACCTCATGCCGGATTGCACTATTAATGAATTTATGCAAGCACTGTGGTGTCGCTTTGGGTTGCTTTATTTTGTAGACGGTAACACCCGGACAGTTCGATTGAAATTTATACGGGATATACTCAAGTCAAATCCTTCTTCAGATTGGACCTTATTGAAGGCTTCCACACCAACAACCGATTTCGAAGCGCCCCAACAATTAAAGTTATCGGCTTCCACCAATGTTCGCGGACAGATCCCGGAGTGGACGGCTGCACCGGCATCCGAGTCCCTGGACAAATTCCTAAAACCATATCACTATATTGTATCCACCCAGGCACAAGGATACTTAAGATACGATAAGGCATACGGATTTTACTATAAGACAGATAATGTATCCGGACGTTCAGAATTGGTATCCACGGATTTCTTTCCATGGGACCGTGGCGCAGACATGGCATATAAAGAAATTAGTTCTATTGATGAATTTCTACCTGTCTATCTAGAACGTTTCAAAGGAAACTTATATTCCTACTTATATGTACCCCTATATCTTTTCGGAAAAGTACACCGATACACTACGATTTCAAGCTCGGATATCGAATTGTCTGAAAACGTAGATTATCAAACCCCGCTTGCATTTTGTTTCTCCTTCTTTAATAAAGAGTATTCACTCCCGTATGGCTCACAAATTTGCCTGGACGCCTCCGGAAAGCCTGTTCTGAATAAACCTAACGGACAATCTTGTGACATATCACTTCTTTTTGTAGGGAAAAATGGCTTGTTCAACCATTTTTGGAAAGAATACGATGCAATACTTCGCCATGCCAATCATATAATCACAGCCGATATGCATTTATCAGCCCAACAATGCATGAATCCGGATTTCTCGTCTCCTATTCTATTAGATGGCCAACGAATGCTGCCTGATACTATCCGTTATTCATTACCTAAGACTTCATCCTTCCCGGCAAACGTTAAACTCCGAACGACCAAACTACTCAAGCCATTTAACCTGGAGGAAGAACAAACAGTCCCCGTCACTGAACAGAAGTACCAGTGGGCAACATTTGATAACAAGAATTCAGTTGTCGAAGCAGCCGTAAAAGCCCAGAAGGATGCCTGGAGAGAGGAAGCGAATAGAGAGGGCAATAGTTTGTATGATCTGCAATATCAAAATGTTTCCACTGATGCAGCAGATCTCATTGTCAAGGTACCTCTTTCAGTACCTACCGAAGAAGATTATGATAACAAAAGAGAATATTTCATCAGAAAAGTCAATTACAGCTTCGACCTATATTACCGAATTAAAGTTTTTGTAGGTTCATCTCCTAGCGGTCAGATTATCTATGATATAAGCGAGCCAAAGGGAGGAGTGCATTACGACCTGCAATATGATCTATCTGTACGTGCCGAGTTACTATAAAATGTCCTTTACATTTCACCGTATAACATACAATTTTGCAATATGAATACATCAGAGACCATTACAGCGACTATACAATCGAATGACGTGGAAAAGTTAATCAGCGCTTATCAGCAATATACAGGTAACGCATCTGCTACCTCTGACAACCTTTTTTCTTTTCTCTCTCATCCCACAGCAGAGAGAGAAGAATTTCTGCGAGAGTACTGTTCGTGCATATACATCGTGCAAGAAGAAATCGTTTCACCTAATTATCAAGTAATATGAGTCTGACCGCAAACATATCTCCCGCAAATATGGCATTAACCGGCAATCCTATCAAGCTGTCTATTAATAGTAGTTCTCTGGCCACATATATCATTTCAATCGGAAATCAGGAAATCTTTACCGGCAGTGGGGAAGGAAATTTCTTTATCTTCATCCAGGAGATACTTGCCAATGTGGTACAACCGGCACAGTTATATAATGAGTCAGAGGATATTCTGCTTCAGGCAGAAAACTGCTCCAAGAATATTACTATTAATATATCGAACAACGATGGCAATACGCAAACACTCTCTTTGAAGGTTTTTATAGGAGGGGTCAGCAAACGAATATTACGGCATCTCAATGATGAAAACAAAAATGTATTCATCTGGAAGCTGATGAATCCTGAGGGCAATTTTTTCCAAACAACCAGGACCTCAGGAAAGCTTATCACAATTCGCGAAACGGAGTTGCTCCCTATTCCCTTCATTTACCCCGAAGGAGGAATAATCAAAGTCGTTGCCAACAACATAGAAACAACTTTAATTGGAGTAACCGGTCAACCGGTTGCCCTAAACCTATACCGCCTTCGAAAAAAACTATTCGACACTCATCACATATTTGCATCTGTATTTGAAATCTATGTCGGAGAGATTAAATCTTGTACGATTGTCATTACTCCAGGAACAATCAGCCAAGAAAGATATCTCCTGCAATTCCTCAATTCGTATGGTTCTTACGAATTGATTGAAATTACCGGTACTGGTAGTATTCAGCGTGAAGCAGAGCAAGAAAACACATTCAGTACGTATGATGAAGTTATAGACGATTATGTTGAATCATGGGAAAGATTGTCCGGACGTGAATCCATGACCGTCGAATCCGGATACCGCACAAACGATGAACTTATACATTTGATTGACATGCTGTCATCTGATGATATCAAGATCTTAGGGCTAAACGGACGTAACATCAGAGTAAATGTCACTGCCGAGAACCTTACGAGAGCATCACGCGCAACGTCTCCGGAAAGTATAAAACTATCTCTTCGTTTTGCTGATTCAGAACAACGTTATACCAGTTCAATTACCGAGGATGACTTTGGATCGGCACGAATACACACCGAACAGTTCACCCAACAATTCAACTGATATGTCAACACAACAGGAGGTCTTGGACCAAATAATAGACTACATTGATAAAGCTATTCTTAAGAATAGTGTTTCTAATCGTCATGTCGCATCAGCATTATCCTTTTTGAATGAAAGAGTAAAAGGGATCGATGCTGGAAAATATATCAGGAAGGACCAACCTGATAGCACCGATTTTCTATTATCAGCCAACGGAGGTTTGGTTGTCCGCTCTGATAAAACACTATCAGAATTACAATCTCAAATATCCGATTCGTTATCAGAGTTAGATAAAGACTCTATCACAGAACTTGGAGATGAGGGTTCATTATCTACTGCATTACTCGAATTACCTGTAAACGAGGGAATAACCGGCACTTTAGGCGGATTGGACAATGTATCAGATAGAGCAGATGATATTGACGCCCAAGACGTAGTACTTGTTAAGCAGAAAGGCGGAATTCTATGGGAAACGATCGGAATGGACAAAATGAAGGGTAAAGACGGCGTGATTGTTTATCCAACAATGGGCATCAATGTACGCACAGGACACTTGATTTTAAGTGTACCAACGAATAATTATGAGAATCAATTCAAAGTAACTAATGGACACCTAATATTGCAGCAAAATGGCTAATGATATAGATTTAGGCAAGATATCCATCACTCCCAGAGGAGACTGGAACAATAAGACAGAAGTTGAATATAATGATATTTGGCGTTATAAAAATGCCAAATATTTGGCTTTACAAGATTCAACCGGTGTAGTCCCGGCAGATGACGGGGTATATTGGTACGAACTTTCGTCTCAAGGAAAAAGCGCGTATCAGCAGGCAGTCGACAATGGCTTTCCCGGCAGCGAAGAAGAATGGCTTCAATCGTTGAAACAACCGGCGTTGGATGGCGCAGCGCGGGCAGATGCTGCGGTAGCTAATATGGATAAGCGGTTCCCGGATGAAATATCGAAGATTCAGAGCTCTTTATATAATCAGTTAAGTTCGGATTTAAACGACAAGGTCGTCAAACCTCTTGTTATTTCCGGTACCGAACAATTGGCCGGTCAATATAAGATGAATGGAGAAGTAATAGATATCTATGAAAGATCAGTATCTTTATCCAACTTGCCAAAGGCTGCCGGAGAAACGAAAGATTATGTGATTGCGGATGAGCCTCTAGGGTTTGGGACGTATGTTAACGTAGAATCATTCGTTGCTTCAACCGGAAAAGGATTGAATAAGGAGTTTTTCAATTTCAATTATGACATTACACGGTTTTACATTAATTCTCAATTGCAGACGTGTGTTGTGCTGAAATGCAGGAATACGGTATCTGAAGAGGTAAACGGTCTGATGCACATTCAATATTGCAAATTCCGGGGTGATGTGGTTGAGTTTGATATTACGCTTCCAAGCTCGGTTAATAGGGAGGCTATTTCGTTGGAGATTCCACCTTTGAAGTATAATAAGAAGATGGTATTTAGCTATATCACGGACGATAGCTATGCTATATACCAGTATATATTTTCGCTGATTAATAAAAGATATATAGCTAAAAGATTTAAATTGCCTGATGATAGGATTCTTACATGGCATTTGGGTATGCAGGGTGACCCGCAGATAGAGCAGTATGTTTCTGACGCTTATTATCCGGAAAAGCCCGCACAATGTACTGATGGTGCTGGAATAAAGAAAAGATATGCAACTACTGTTGCTACTTGGCCGGATAAATTAAAAAACCAATACATAGGCCAGGATTTCGGTTATTTTCTACCGTGGATGTCAGAAAAGGAGTTTAAACTTTTTTTTGACTTCGGGTTCATGGTAGCCTATCACGATTTGATAGGCTATGATACTGCTACTACCGACACACAGGCAAAATTTGATAAATGTGTCGAGGACTCGGTCGCACTTTTCAAGGAGTACATAGGCATTACCCCAAAATTAATGGTGGAACCGAATGGCGACCACAAGTATATAACTTTCAGCCGGGTTAATGACAACATTCAGGTCATTACTGCGCAGGGAGGAGACCCCAGTATTAAAAAAGTTTATCCATTCAGTCCTGATTTTACTTTAAGCAAAAATAATGTAACCATTCAGAGATTATTCGCTTACGGAGATGATATGGTATACGATAATGATAATCCTCAATATGCGCAGGATTTACTTGATATTCTATCCGGATTTAATGCAACAGAAAACAAGGAATCGATCTACTGGTTGATAGGTTCCACACACAGAGGATCGCACTGGGAATCGGTATTCATTAAGAATCTGCATCGATTGTATGGAGATATCGGCTTAGACAATCTATGGTTCCCTACTTTAGATGAATTCTTTGAATATTGGTATATGAGGGAAAACACGCTGTCTGTTAAGACTGTGACGGAAACGGGGGTACATTACAGGATGTATGTGCCGAAGGGCGCCAATTTCTTTTTCAGGGACTTGTCCGTACTCATATCAGGTGTTCCGTCACTGGAAGGGGTGTCTGTCACATCGGGGGACAATGTGTATGGAACATCATTCGCTATGAATGACGGCAGGCTGCTGGTTAACCTTGACTTCAACCCGTTGTTGTTGGAACGGGTGAACAAGTATGTGGAATCATTTGAGGCAGATTATAATGCGGAGTATGCGTATGATGACGCTTATTATTTTGTTCAGATGTTGAAACCGGGATTGAAGGAGCCGTATTTGGCAAGAATCAATAAATGGGTGTCACCGCCTGTACTTGAATCGTTTGTGATCAACTCCGGGCAGGAATTCACTCAAGACCGGAATGTTATACTAAACATTACCTACAGCGGTCAGGCTCCGTCCCATTATATGGTTTCAGAGGATATGTCGTTTACAGGATCCTCATGGATTGAATATGTGGAAAAACCGACATTCAAGTTGTCTTCCGGATTCAATGCTAAAACCGTTTATGTGAAGCTAAAGAATGCGTATGGGGAAACCGGAGTATTATCAGCCGGTATAACTCTGCTTGAGCCGACATTGACTCTGAAAGGCATCACGATAGATAACGGAGCAGCTTCGGCGATACAGAGAAATGTAAATGTAACATTTGACTACCTCGGATATCCAACTCATTACATGGTTTCGGAAAATTCATCGTTTGCGGGAGCATCATGGGTGGAATTCACTGAAAATCCGATAGTGCAACTATCCGCATCTTATGGAAACAAAATACTGTATGCAAAATTGAAAAATGCCACTACTGAAACGGTATCCAGATCAGCCGCCATCGAGTTGATAGATGCTGTTACGGCACGGTTGGACAGTATTACTGTCAACAATGGGGATGCCAGCACAGATTCCGGTATTGTATCGGTTAAATTTGAGACGTTGAATACCATCACCAAATACAAGATCGGCCAACAGGCGGATTTGTCTGATTGTACAGACTGGATTGTGTGGGGCGGTTCGACAGTTCAATATGACTCAAAAATAGTGGATGGTAATTTGACAGTATATGCGCAGGTCGGAAATGAGACGACAGAATCTTCGATCAAGTCTGATTCTATACAGGTAGTGTAGCCCGTTGGCCTGACAAGCATAACACTGGCGGAAGGGAAAGATTCTTTTGCCGGCTATACCGTACCTGTTTCATTTGAAATCAGTCAGGGAACTCCAACGCATTACAGATTGGCGGAAACGTCAGCAGGCTTGGCGTCTGCTGCATGGGAAGCATGGAAAGATAATATTGTTTACGAATTTGCAACTTCTGGAGCTAAAACTTTGTATGGACAGTTGAAGAATGAAGTTTCTGAATCAAGCGTTGGCAGCGATTCCGTAACTCTTACAGAATCGCCTGTCATAATATTACTGGCAAACATACCATCGGCAGGGAATGTGGATGGCGTCGGCTTTGTCCAGCCTATAAACTCCGGTAATGCGGCTGTGGATCTAAAAGATATTCAGGGAAACAACGTTGGAACCTTGACAGGTAGATATATACCATATAACAAAGCTGATTATGCAGCTATGGGAGCAAAGTTGTCCAAGGATGTCCTAGGCGGAACAGGCGCTCCTGTTTATTGGCAAGGGGTGACATTAGGAGCGGAAGTACAATATCCCAACTCAATGATTTGGGATGGCTCTACCAAAAATATCGTTGTTCCCACACGTGGTAATTTCACTTCTTACACGGCTGAAATTCAAAGTGTCGTAATATTAAAGGGGTTAACTCCGGGTAACTATAAGGTCAGACTTTTATTATCAGACAAAAATTCTGTACCCAATACCCAACCTTGGAATTTATACGTTCAAAATGCTGTGCAACAAGTATTAGCATCCGACTTGTCTACTAAAGTAATCAACAATAATTCTGATTGGTATACATTCGACGATGTAGCAGTGGATTCAGATGGTTATCTGTTAGTTGCCCAAGGTTATAATAACGATCCTTCAGCAGAACCCGGTTACTCCAGAATATCCCCAATCTGTATAGTCGAAGTTACAAAACTATCTTAATATTATAATATGGCAGGATTATCCAGTTCGGCAATTGTCGGATTTATCTCATCCGGAATAAAGATGGGTGAGAAAATCGTAGAATTCTTTTTATCCGGTTTTTCGGGTTATGGTTGGAAAATTTGGGAATATGTCAAGGGCAAGTGGATGCTTGAAATTGACGCTATCCGTGTACGTGGACAGTTCACCGTATTCGAGCTTCTGGTGTCTAAGATCAGGGCGATAATCGGTGCGCAGACTATTACACAGGGATGTGGCAAGATTAAGACAGTCCAGATGTCGGAAGACGGGACTGCCTACCTTGTCACACTCGAAGAACAGGACATGAGTTTCATGGAGCATGACTTCATCCGGTGCCAGGAGTTTACAGGCAACCAGCGATTGTATCACGTGGAGATAGAATCAATCGTTGACGGAGTAATCCGCATTCCGGTATCGGAGTTTGAATCGGAAGTGAACGAGGACGGGGTTACCTTTGTTACGAATCCCCCCATAGTGGGTGACGACATAGTGCAATTTGGTAACAGTTCATACGAAACACAGTACGCAGGAAGGCATTCCGCTATCTATATGCACGCTGATGAAAATGCACAGCCTGCCATTGACGTGCTGGCCGGTATTTATTCAAAGGACTGGAGCAACTGCCTGAAGGTTCGTGTGGGCGGTGATATACCGGGAACGAATGGATTGAAAGGATTCTATTGCGTCAACGGTATGCTGAAAGGTGTAGACGATGACGGGACAATCCTGTACCAGTTCAATCCCGACAGTTCCGGATTCATTGCAAAAGGCAATATCAGATGGGACAAGGAAGGTAACGGTGACATATTCAACAGGGCTATATATTGGGACACTGACGGCTTCCATTTCGGAAGTGGCGTGAAACTTACTTGGGATAACTTGGATAGTGAAGTAAAAAAAAACCTGAAAGGCGAACCTGGGAAAGACGGTAGCAGTCTTGTATATAAAGGCGAGTTCACTTCTCATCCCTCCAATCCTCAGAACGGCTGGTATTACCGCAATACATCCGACAAGAAGAACTATGTCTATCAAGATAATGCTTGGTATGTAATGACCGTTGACGGTGAGGATGGCCTGGACGGAATTAACGGTAATGACGGAAAGGATGGTCTGGACATTGTATGGAAAGGTGACTTGTCTGCCGCTCCAGCTGACCCTGTTAAAAACTGGGTGTATCGTGACACTGACAACGGGCGTGTCTACATCTATAACGGCACAGCTTGGGAATTAATGGTGGCAGATGGCCTGGACGGTACGGACGGTACAAACGGTAAGGATGGTATGAGAGTTTACATAACCTATCATGACAGCGAAACCGAACCTGCCGTTCCTACAGGGAATGGTACAACCGAAGGTTGGCATACAAATTCAACGGCATCCGTCGTTTGGATTTCACAGAAGGTTGCAGATAGTGCAGATTCAGGTGAATGGGGCACTCCTATCAGATTCAGAGGAAAAGACGGTCAAGATGCGAACCTTCTTCCGTGGATTGAGGAATGGAACAATAATAAGACGGAAATAGGAGGTGAGTATATGGTGTCTCCCAAGATGTTTTCCGGCACAAAAGACAGTAACGGGAAGCTGACAGGCGTCGCTATGGGACGTGATTGTCTCACCGGAGCTGACGGGACGAAGCGTACCGGGATATTCGCATTGGTTGATGATGAAGTAGTGTTCGAGCTTGATCCAGTCAATAAAAAGTACAAATTCAAAGGAGAGGTGTTCGCGAATAAGGGAACTTTTACTGGAACGGTAAATGCAAATGACGGCGTTATTGGTGGTTTTGAAATTGAAGGATCCGGGCTTAAAAACATTAGCGGACGAGATGCCATGATTTCCGTCCAAACGGATTATGGTGATCATCAAAGGCAAGCGGCACTTGGAAACACATTGTCCGCCATGGTCGGATTCGACGTGTCTGCTTATATGTCCGCTACAGGAAATTGGAACTCTTTCAACAGGGCACTCATGCTTCGCGCCAGTGGTAGTACGATGAGAAAGGATATGATGTTTGGGGGATATTGCAATTTATGCATTGACGCTATTGGTGGCGTTGACTGGAAAATGGACAAGAACGACCATTGGAGTATGCCCGGAGTCCTTGGTTTTGTTGCTGTTGAAAGAGATTTAAATTCTGTCCAAAGGTGGGGTGACGGAATGATAATATCACGCATACAACGCACAAGTACCGGACAATATACCTTATATCACTCACAAGGGCATACTGATTATATTGTAATTGTACAAACGACTCCCTGGGCAGTCGATGGCGATCGTTGGACTATAGGTATAGAGTGTGGACGGTACAATGATCATTTTAATATACAGACACTTGATGCCAATAAGGGGCTTATGAATATAGATTTTCGAGTTGTTGTAATAGGACGCCCCGCCGATTAATACTTTTCTGCAATTGGTTATCAGTTACCTATAAAAGAAAATGAACTTTCCCAAAGTACGAAGAAAATGGAGTAAAAGAAAGCCGTCCTGTTCATCACGAGTAAGACGGCTGCACACAAATATAACAAAGGAGATATCCCCTTTGTGCAGCAAAAGTAGTATTAATATTTAAAAGCGAAAAGGAAAAATGGAAACTATTGATTCAATTATCATTCACTGTTCGGCCACGCGCGCCGGGCAAAATCTCAAAGCAAAAGACATCGACCGAATGCATCGTGCTCGCAACTTCGACATGATAGGCTATCATTTCGTTATCGACTTAGATGGTACTATCGAAAAAGGAAGGCCACTCAGCATGATAGGTGCTCATTGTAATACAAAAGGCTCTTCTGGAATGTCATATAACAAACATAGTATTGGCGTATGCTATATCGGAGGACTAAATATCAACGGTGAACCTGCGGACACACGTACTCCAGCACAAAAGATTGCACTCGTGGAATTAGTATCCCGACTCAAAAAAAAGTTCAATATTATAGAAGTACTCGGACATCGGGATACATCTCCGGATTTGAACGATAATGGTATCGTAGAGCCTAGCGAATGGATTAAATCCTGCCCCTGTTTCGATGCTGCTATTGAATTCGGATATACTCCAACAGTTGTTATACAGCCATAAATAGTACGGGCGCACAGTTCTTCGTACAGTTTAGTACAAAAAAGTGCGCCCATTATTCTTTGATTATCAGCGCAATAAACAAATCCCGTACAAAAGTACAAT